AATGTCTGTTCGTGATGATGGTAGAAAGATTCACTATATTGGTACTGATCCTAATCCAGATAACATCATGGAGGATGGAACATCGAAATACCAAGCAATCGCCGATTTTTACAATACAAAAACAACAAGATCAAATCCATTCTTTTCAAACCAGAATACTTATGAAGTCTTCCAGCATGGATCGGAAGAAATTGCCAATGATCCTGCTTTCCAAAAGCATAAAGGTGATATTGATCTTGTGTTTACATCGCCACCGTATTTCAACCGTGAAGCATACAGTGAAGATGAAAATCAATCATACAAAAAGTATGGTGATTCATATGAATCATGGAAGTTAGGATTCCTTGAACCAACACTCAAGACAGCAGTTGAATGGTTGAAACCTGGTGGATATCTTTTGTGGAACATTGCTGATTTGTTAATCAGTGGTGAATATTTACCACTTGAAGACGATTCAAAGATTATCCTTGAATCATTAGGGATGGAGTATAAATATGTATTGAAGATGGCTATGGCCAGTATGCCTGGCCAACATCGTCTAGACGAGAACGGTATTCCAAAATGCAAAAACTATTGCAAAGTGAATGGACGGTATCTTAAATATGAACCAATATTCATTTTCCAAAAACCATTAGACTGAGGAAACAACAATGAGATTTCAACACCCACATCTACACAATACACCTGAACGGTTGAACCTAAAGAGAAATATTCTTATTGCATAACCTGCGGGTAACCCAGATTATGGCGAGAATTACATATTGACAACTTGATTGTGGTATGATATACTTTGTGAATGAGAACTATGGCGAGATCGAGATCATCATCTAAAGGCGTTTCGGATCAGATTCAGAAGCAAATGTCTGGTACTATGCCAGTATTTGATTCTAAAAAGGCAACCGATGAAATCGAAATAGATATTCAAATCGCTAATGCCTTGAACTGGTATAATACGATGGCATCTGATAATAAAGAACGCAAGTGGTTTTTGACTTATGCCGAGAAGAATAAACTACTGACAAAGGGCGAAGTTGGCCGTGCGAAAACCATGGATTCAACTATCTTCTCCCGTGTCGGGAGATACACGGAGATGCTCTCTAACGGGTTTCCTATTGAAGAATGGGCCCAGAAGTATATTGATGCGTGTGTTGCAAAAGTAAAGAAAAACCTATCTGAAAAGAAAACAGTCACGAAATCCGGACCGTCGATTCAGGATCGTATGCGAGAAAAGGCAAATGAATTTGCTGGAATGATTCTCAACGATATTGATGAATTCCTTGACGGTGTTATCAGTGGAGATATTAAAAAGAGCGATGATGAATCATTCTTTAATATTCAATCGTTCATTCAAGTAAATGAAATCAAGCCTCTTGTTGCAAACAAGATTGTTCCTGATATCGAATACGCAAAGAATGAATGGGTTCAGGCACTAAAGAATTCAGAAGGATACGATTACCTTACTGAATCACAAATCAAGCGTATGATTCGCTTCTATGACTGGATTCTAGAAGGTCTTAATATTCGAGCATCGACAAAGCACACAACAAAGAGAACCCGAAAGAGAAAAGAAAAGACACCAGCAGAATTGGTCAAGAGGATTAAGTACCTAGAAAAGACCGATTTGTATGGTGGTCATGTATCAGTAGCACCTGAAAAACTTATTGGTGCAATTAAAGTATGCCTGTTCAACACAAAGACTCGTCAGATGTATTTGTTAGAATCGCAGGACAAGCGAGGTTTTACAGTCAAAGGAACCACAATACAAAATGTCAACATAGATAAATCTGTATGCAAGCGTATACGGGAAACACAGGTGAATGGCCTATTGCAGATTGCAAAGACACAAGGCATTCGAGAGTTGAAAACCGCATTCAATAAGATCACAAGTAATCCAGGAATTGCGAATGGCAGAATGAATGCAAATATGATTATTATGAAAGTGTATCAATGATTCTCATCGACAACAATCAGATTCTAATGGCAAATACCTTTGTTACGGAAAAGATACTTCTATCTACGGGACTAAAAATAGAAGATGTACATGCAGATCAGGTCTTCACTGTTTTCAGAAGACAGGTACTACATTCGTATGCTCGAATTCTTGAGTTGTTTCCTGCATCAGAGTTTGGAGAAGTGATTCTATGTCATGATTCATCATCGTGCTGGCGTGAAGAAGTATTTCCATACTACAAATATTCACGCAAGGAATCCCGTAAAACCGATTCTAATACAGATGATCGTTATGCGATTATCAATCAACTCCGTGATGAAGTTGCTGTTGAATTGCCTTTCAAGAATATGAAAGTCGAAGGAGCAGAAGCGGATGATATTATTGCTGTGCTTACAAGACTTCATACAGGTTTGAAGTGTAAACCAGAACCTATTGTTATTGTATCTGCCGATAAAGATTTCAAGCAATTGCATGATGATACTAATGTGAAGCAGTTTGATTATTTCCGTCGTAAATATATAGAGGTAGATGATCCTAAGGATGAACTAATTGACCAGATCGTCCGAGGTGATGCCACAGATGGTATTCCAAATATGTTCACTCCGGACAGTATTTTTCTTCTTGAAGGAACGAGACAAACGCCATGTTCCAAGAAGAAAATTAATCATGTCAAGACATTGATTGATGATGATTTGAATATGGATTCTCAACATACTGAAAGTAGAAACTGGAATCGAAATCGCACATTGATTGATTTTGAATGTATTCCTATGCACATTCAGCAGAAAATTTTCCGCGAGTATACAAATGCTGTAGTGCCACCGGTTTCATTTAAATCTGTTTGTCACTACTATAGTCAGAGTGGTACACAGTTGCCGAGTTACCTCCTTGAGGAAGAACATTTCTTCAAAGATGCAACTCCCGTTGCAAATCAACAACCACAATCAACAACATTACCAACATCATCAGTGTTTACAACCTTATCAGCGCGACAAGGAGAACCGGGATGAGTAAACACCAAAAGCGTCCCAGACAGCAAAAGCGTCCCAAACCAGATAAAGAACTAGAACACAACGATCGTTCTAAAAAAGATAACCGAAAAGTGAAAAGAAAGATTGACAAATCTTATCTTCGTAATATAATTGATGCTGGCGGTCAGGTTGATCCTGATGTATATAATGAAATTCCATCTGATATGGAATGGTGAATGCTAATTAGCACACCCCAAAAAGATAGAAAAGATAATTCGGAGGAAACTGTATAATGGGCATGAAACTGACAACTGAAACATTAGAGATTCTTAAGAACTTCGCTAAAATCAATTCAAACATCTTAATCAAACCTGGTTCTAAGATCAACACAATTTCGCCAATCAAGAGTGTTGTTGCCGAAGCCACTGTTGATTGTAACTTTGATGTTGAGTTTGGTATTTGGGACTTGAATCAATTTCTTGCAACTGTATCTTTGTTTGAAGAACCAGAGATTGACTTTGATGAAAAGTATCTGACAATTCGTGGCAAGAATGGCGCTTCTGTCAAGTATTACTATTGTGAACCGAAACTACTCAGTGTTGTGAGTAAGACCATCAAAATGCCGGCAACTGTTTACACCTTTGAACTAAAGCAAGACAGGATCAACGAATTGATCCGTGCTGCCAGTGTTCTACAGGTCAGTGATATTTGTATTCAACGGAACGGCGATGAAGTTGAAATTGCTGTAACTGATCGTGCAAATGTTACTTCAAACAACTTCACTATTTCAATCGGTCCGGTGCCAGAGGACCTTCGAGGATATGATTTCTCGTTCTACATTAAGGCAGACTATTTCAAGATGATCCCTGGTGATTATACTGTGTCAATCTCCGAACAGAAGATTTCAGAGTTTGTACATGCAACCAGGGATATCAAGTACTATCTTGCACTTGAATCTGATTCAGTTTTCAAATCAAACAATTAACAAACAAAGGGCGTGATTAGTGAATAGTAATAGTAATGAATACTTGTTTGTAGAGAAGTATCGTCCACAAACCATTGAAGATTGTATCCTTCCTGATAACATCAAGAAGACTTTTACGGATATGATCCGTCGTGGCGAAGTCCAGAACCTTCTTCTTTCTGGTAATGCAGGTGTGGGCAAAACCACAGTTGCCAAGGCATTGTGTAATGAATTAGATGCCGATTATATTATCATCAACTGTTCAGAAGATGGTAACATTGATACTCTGCGAACCAAAATCAGAAACTTTGCTTCCACTGTTTCTTTGTCTGACACAAAGAAGGTTGTTATCCTTGACGAGTTTGATTATTCAAACGCCCAATCGACACAACCAGCATTAAGAGGTTTCATTGAGGAATTCAGTGATAATTGTAGATTCATTTTGACCTGTAACTTCAAAAACAGAATCATCAAACCACTACACTCTAGATGCACTTGTATTGATTTCACTATTCCAAACAGTGAGAAACCGAAACTTGCTTCGCAGTTTCTTACTAGAGTGAAATCCATTCTAGATACAGAGAACATCGAGTATACTGACAAGGTAATTGCTGAGTTAATCACGAAGTACTTTCCTGATTTTCGTCGTATCTTGAATGAACTACAACGATACGCTACATCGGGTAAGATTGATGTTGGTATTCTATCACAGATTGGCAATGTTCAAGTCAAAGACCTGATCGAAGCCATGAAGCAGAAGAAATTTCAAACTGTGCGTCGTTGGGTTGTTGAAGAACTCGATAACGATCCATCTGCATTGTTCCGGGCAATGTATGATGGAATTGTACCGCAACTCGACGGTTCATCTATTCCACAGGCGATTCTTATTATTGCAGATTATCAATATAAGGCAGCATTTGTCGCCGATGCGGAGATCAACTTAACAGCATGTATTGTTCATCTAATGATGGATTGTAAATTCAAATAAGAAAGGTTGTCATGAGCAAAACAGCAGTAGTTAAGAAGATTAATCCGACGATCAACTGTGCGCCAATTTACTTACAAAACATCACTGATGTTAAAGTCACTGATGGAAACATTCTAGTTTATTGTGGTTCAGAAGTAATCGGTGTGTATAGTGCTTCCGAATATAGTATCACCGTTTCAGGTGGTTCATCGAATGAATCTGCTCATAATACGGGCATCGAGTTCCTTACGGAGTAACACATAATGGGAAAGAAGTTTTATCCGTATCGTGGTTGGATCGCGGTCAAACCAGATGAAATGTCAACACGAACTGAAACAGGTTTGTATCATACTGAGAAAGAGAACCACAAGTTTTACACAGGAACTATTGCATCTATTGGTGCCCCGGAAATTTCAGAACAAGGGCATGAAATTCCAATTGATGTAAAGATTGGTGATAGAGTATTGGTTGACCGGGCACCTGGATATTCCGAATTTGCTGGTTTCAGATTGATTCGTCGGAAATACATTATCGCTGTTGTTGACAAAGATGCAAAAATCAGATAAGATGGAGTAGTATGGAATTAACCAAATATCTAAACGCGATAAATAAGACAAAGGATGACCTTTTTGCAGATGAATCTGATCCATCTGTAGACAAGGATTATCCTCCCTTTGTTATCAATCGGTGTCTGTCGTATTTCCCTGATACCATCTTCCAGGTGAATGAAGTGAATATGTATCCTGAGATGCCAAATAAGATGCAGTTTGAGTACCTGAGAAAGACAATCAGACCAAGATCAAGATTTAGTAAATGGCAAAAGAAGGATAAGATTGATGACCTTGAAGTGGTTAAGGAGTACTATGGATATTCAAATCGCAAAGCAATGGAAGCATTGAACAT